GTGCTGTACAGTTTTTGGTTGCTAGACATATTGTTACAGCTTCTGAAGTGTTTGGTCAAGCAGGATTTACCAATAACGACAGTTTGTTTACAAGCGGCTCAGCGGACGAAGCTTTCTTGGTTCGTGGTGTTATCTTTGCTGCTAGTGGAACAAGAATCCAGGTTTTGAATCATGATGAAAGTTGGGCTGCAAGTTTAGACGATTCTGCAACCGTTAATTCAACAACGAAAAAGTTCAAGATTGTTATCTCATCTTCAGCAGGTGCAACGTTTGCTTCAGACGAAGGAAAATCAGGTATCAAGATTTTCACCGCTTCGTTAAATCCAACTTCAAACGATTACTTCGCCAAGTTGCTTAATACAGATCCAGAAAAGTTCTCGGAAGAGAAACACTTTATTTACGCAGATTATGCAATCGACGATGAAGTTGCCTCAATTGCAACCGGTTCTGGTGATATTGCGATAGCGTCAGGTTCTGCGAATACAAGCGCAACTTCAGGCGATACAACGATGCCATTCTTGAATGCATTTGGCTCGTTCAATACACGCTTTAAGGTTGCTTCAACTCCAAAGTTTATCTCACAACCATTTGGTACAACAGAATATGATCTCTTTCATTTCGAATCATTAGATGACGGCGTTTATCCAAACAAGAGAACGAAGATTTCAATTTCTGGTCTTAGACGTTCAACAAATCCAAGAGAGTTGTTTGGAACATTCTCGGTTGTTATTAGAGCTTTCGAAGACACCGATACAAATCCGGTAGTTCTTGAACAGTTTAACAATGTTAATCTAAATCCAGATTCAGACGGCTATATCGGTAAAATGATTGGCGACGCTAAGGTTTATTTCAACTTTGACGCAGAAGACGAAGATGATAGACGATTAATGGTTTCAGGCAAATACTCAAATCGTTCAAAGTACGTTCGAATTGTTATGAACGATGCTGTTGAAAGAAAGATGATTCCAGGCGAATCACTTCCATTTGGTTTCCATGGCCTAGAGTCACCAAGCTACAATTCAAGATTGGTGGACCGTTCTGGTTCGCTTTCAGGATTCTCTGGCATCAAAAGATTAGCTGGTCAAATAAGTACCGCTGCACCAGGTGAAATTCTAGCAGCTATCGTTCCGCCTGTTCCAATGCGTTTCAAAGTAACTCGTGGAGCTGTTTCAACAGATGCTGGTAAACTAGAAGGTGCGCCGGGAAGTCTTGAAACTGTTGACGCACGTTATTATTGGGGTATTAAGGTTGAAAGAACCAAAAACATCTTAAATCAAAACGTCTATGATGAGCCAAATAAACTCGTCGAGTCGTATACGCAATTTAACGGTATTAGCCAATTGGATGTCTTAGTTACTGGTTCTGGTAACAAGGATAGACTTAACAACAACAAGTTCACACTTGCTAGAGTAGCACTTGGTAATGGTGCCGTAGCCGACGTAACAGCCTCGGCGGTAACTCATATGAGAGAAGCTGCTTATATCAGAAATGGTAAACCAGATGGTACAAACTATACGGTTGCCGATAACAACGGCTCTAATAGAATCACATTTGCTTCATTGTTGAATAAGGCCGACGCAAGTACGTTCAATTCGTTTTCTAACTTTGCCAAGTTCACATGTATTATGCAAGGTGGATTTGATGGTTTAAACATCTTAGACAAAAACGCTGCTTCAATGAACGATAGATCTACTTCCACGGAAGGAAGAGCAGATGGTACTTATGGCAACGTTCATGCATCATTCGTATCGCCAGGTTTCAACTATAACCAAAATGGTACCGGAATATCAAACAGTACAATTGCTTCTTATAGAGAAGCCGCAAAAATTATGACAGACTCAATTGTTTCGAACATTAACGTTCTTTCAATTCCTGGTCAAAGAGAACCACTAATTACTGATTTCGTGCTTGATAAAGCAAAAGACTTTAATCAAGCGCTATATCTTATGGATATTCCGGCTTATGATTCGGATGGCGAAAGAATCTTCGATAATGAAACAACTCTCCATCCAGATCCAACGAAATCGGGAACTGCTCTGGAAGCACGTTCTCTCGATAACGATATTGCAGCAACATACTTCCCAGATTTTGTTATGGAAGATGTTGTCAATGGTAGAAGAGTAACGGTTCCTGCTTCTGTAGCAGCTGTTTCGGCTCTTGCGTTCAATGATAAAGTAGCTTACCCATGGTTTGCACCAGCCGGTTTCAATCGTGCTTCTTTGGACTTTGTAAAGAGAACAAGAACCAAAATCAATCAACCGGAACGTGAAGCGTTGTTTGATATCAATATCAATCCAATCATCAAATTCCCAGGTGAAGGTTACGTTATCAATTCTCAAAATACTCTAGATGCAGAAGATGGCTCTGCACTTCAAAGCGTCAATGTTTCTAGAATGGTGCTTGATGTGAAGAGACAAATCGTCGACATTGGCAACAGATTCATCTTCGATAATATCACACCTGGTTTAAGAAACCAATTGGTGGATCGTTTTAAACCTGTTTTGAGTATTGTTCAAAATAGATCGGGCTTAAAGAAGTTCGAAATTATCTGTGATGAAAGAAACAACACAGACGCCGACGTAAACAATCTTAGAATTAACTGCAAGATTCTATTGTATCCAGTTAAAGCAGTTGAATTCATCGCAATAGATTTCGTCGTTTCGAAGACCGGAGCTCAATTTGTTTGATTTGAATAACGGATTAACATGAACAGTAATATTTACACAATGATAAAAGGTAATAACAAACATGGCAACTGAATTTAGATCAGCAGGAGTTTCGGCAAGAGTAATTAATCTTACTGGACCAACATCAATTAAGCCTTCTGGAATCCCGGCTGGTGTAATCGGAACATCGGTAAAAGGGCCGGCGTTCATACCATCGACTCTAGCGACGGCGCAAGATTTCGTTGTTGATTTTGGTGCTCCAACAAATGAAAAAGCAAACGGCCCAATGGCTGCAACCGAATGGTTAAGAAATGCTCAGGCATTAACCTTCTTAAGAGTTCTTGGTGCTGGTAACGGCAAAGAACGAAGCACCTCGGCTCCAAACGCCGGGCGTGTTCTAAATGCCGGCTTCGTGGTTGGCTCAAGAGTTCCACAAGATTCACTTGGCGGAGCGCTTGGCAATAATGCTTATGCAACTCTAGGTGGTCACGAAGGAAGAACATTCCTTCTTGGATGCTTCATGAGTCAGTCGGTAAACTCAAACATTTTCAGTGATGCCAGCAAACCAAACCAAGGTAATCCAATTGTTAGAGGCGTTTTGTTCGCACCATCTGGTGTGTATTTAACACTGTCATCATCAACCGGCACAAATAGTGCATCTACACTTGGTACAGCAGCCGCAGCGGGCGGCGGTTTGACTGGGTCAGTAAACATTTCTGGTGGTAGACAAGAATTCGTTATGTTCTTAAACGGCTTTGTTAATACAGATCCGGCTTATCCAAACGTTTTGACTGCTTCATTTGACCCAACTGCTCCAAACTACATTCTCAACATCTTCAATACGGATCCATATAAAATCGAAGAAGCTGGGCATTTGCTATATGCTGATTGGCCAGTGTTCTCATCGTTCGCCGTTCCAACTGGTTCTGGCATTATCAACGTTGCATACGGCGCTGGCGGCGTTAGCGGTTCAACTTCAAGAGAAGAAATTGCATTCTTGCTTACATCTTCATTAACAAGAAATCTTGGAACAGCAACAGTACCAAATTACGAAAACTTTGAAGATAGATTCCAAACAGCAAAAACTGTTTGGGTTACATCGCAAAAGATCGGCGGCAAAGCAAAAAACCTATTCAGAATCTCGTCACTTGATGATGGTTCATATCCGAACAACAAACTCAAGTTCTCAATCGAGAATATCACACCAGGAACAGACAAAGAACCTTATGGTAAATTCGACTTGCTTGTACGTGATATAAGCGACTCGGATAAAAATCGAATTGTTATCGAAGCGTTTAGAGGCATGGACTTGAATCCAGATTCGCCTCAATTCATCGGTCGTGTTATCGGTGATACGAAGAATTACTTCAACTTTGATGCTTCAGAAGGTTCACAGAAGATTGTCACAGAAGGCAATTTCGAAAATGTTTCCAGAAACATTCGAGTTGAAATCGACGATTCGGTTTCAAATGGCGATATGGATTCAAGCGCACTACCATTTGGTTTTCGTGGATTACCACATCTTGTAACCTCCGGTACGGCTCCTATGCCCGATTATACCGATAGCACCTACCTAGCCAAGTCAAATCCATTTGATGACCTTGTGCAGCTTCCTGTGCAGTTTAGAGAGCACATTTCAAAGGGAACCAGCTCAAGTCGTTCAGTTGACAAAGCGTTATATTGGGGCGTTCAGTTTGAAAACAAAACAACCGCAACTGATCCAAACGGTACGACAACAAGATATCTAGGCATTCCATCGTTTGTCAAGTACCTTCCAAACTTCCAAACAGACTATATGGACGTTGTTGTTGGAGACAACGAGGGAACAGCTGATACAGCTGCAAATGGTATTCTCGATGCAGATAGATTCAACAACAATGCTTTCTCATTAGAGAATGTTAGAATCAAATTGGATTCTGCTGCCGAGCCAGATTTGTTGAACTTGGCGGACTGGGTTTATGTTAGAGCTGGAAACATTACAGCAACCGCTACATCAAGATCACTTGCTACTTCCGATTTAGAAGATTCGGCAATCCGCAATATCGCAAAATTCTCATTCTTCATGAATGGTGGATTTGATGGTGCAAATATCTTCAATCGCAGTTCATTCAATATGACAAACGAAGCCATCGTAGAAGAAATGAGCTTTTCATCACGTGGTTCAAACGAAGGTCCAGTTGTTTCGGCTTATACTAAGGCGCTTGATATTATGTCGGATGCAACAGAAGTTGATATTCAAGTTCTATCAGTTCCTGGTATCAGACATCCGTTTGTAACAGATAAAGCCCTTCTAACAACAGAGAATAGATTCGATGCTGTTTATATTATGGATATCGAACAATACGATACAACGAATATTCTTGTTACATCAAGCAATCAACTTGTAAGTGTAAGATATTCGGCAACACAGTTTACAAGCAGAGGAATTGATTCTTCATTTGGTGCTGCTTACTTCCCAGATATGGTTCTTAATGACAGCTTCTCGAATACAGTTAGAACAGTCGCTCCATCGGTTGCTGTACTAGGCGCAATTTCGAAAAATGACGCTATCTCCCACCCTTGGTTTGCTCCTGCCGGCTATTCACGTGGTACTCTAGAAACGGCAGAACGTTCGGCTTTGTCGCTTTCTAGAAACAACATGGATGCTCTACAAGACGCCAATGTTAACCCAATCGTTACCTTTGCTGGTTCAAACGGAAACATCATTTGGGGCCAAAAGACCCTTCTACAGGGAACAAGTGCCCTTGAAAGAGTTAATGTTAGAAGGCTCTTGATTGATATTAGACGTAAAGTTAAGTCGATCGGCTATAGAATGTTGTTTGAGCCAGGTCTTGAATCAACACTTCAAAGATTCTCGCAATTGGTTCAACCGGTTCTTAAGAGAATCCAAGACCAAAATGGCCTAGAGAAGTTTTTGGTTAAAATCGACACAACCACAACAACTCAAGCCGATTTTGAAAATAAGACGATTCGTGGTAAGATCTACTTAATCCCAACCAAATCACTTGAGGCTCTATCGCTTGATTTCGTTGTGAATAACGCAGGGTAAGGATAATAGAATGAATCTTGATCACAGAAAATATCTCAAAGTAAAAGACAAAATTAACGATTTTATCGGAAAACCAATTAAAGGCTATGGAATAATTGGTCGTATTGAAAAATCAAGCGATATCGGAGCAGATTCCGATGATTTGGTGATCTGGTTTAAACCAGAAAGTGATAACTTTGGACCCAAAAAAATAGACTTCGAACAAATTAAAGGAGATCCAGTTGGCGATCCAGTTTTTAAAGCTATATCTATGATTCGAAATGCCATTAGAGTTAACTACGCAACAGAAAGCAAAGATCAAAAACAACTAAAAGAAGGATTTTTGGATCAATTAAAGAGATTTAAAACCGAATTGGAAACCCAAATTGGAAGAATAATATGGGACAAAACATATACAATTAAGGGTAGTAAAACCGGTGTTCATGTTGTTGTTGGTAAATCTAAAACAAAAAATAGGACACCTCGCCAGACAGAAAATGATTTTGAATATCCGTATTTCGTTTCAATTTTTGATCCTGGCGATCCAGATGATCTAAATCATATACGTCAAGCTGTTCCTGGTTATTTTTACAATCAAGTTGAGCTTGATTCAGCAATAAAAAGAGCATATCAAAAAGCCAAAGAATATGTTCGTGAAATAGATAGTAAACCAAAAGTATCGCATCCAAAAGCCTCATTTAATAACCTACCGGAAAGCAAACAAACACAAATGAAAACACAAGCCAAGAAACTAACAGTTGAACACCTTAAGAGAATCATCAAAGAAGAAGTTGATGCATTTGTTAAGGAGAAGTGTGATAAACCAAAAATGGAATCAGATAATCCATTTTCTCGTGAACACGACAAACAAGAATCTGAAAAGCAAACAACTCCATCAACTGCTAAAAAGCAACCAGAACGCAGCAAAGAAGAACGACGTATTGATAGAGCGCTTGGGCTCAAAGAAGAATCAGAAACTTCAGTTGTTGCAGAAGATAGTAATATCATCGCTCAAGACGACGAAGGTGTGCTTGCTTTTGAATCAGTTGCAGAAACACGTGCAAGAAAAGCAAAATCTCTCAAAGAAGCCAAGCAGGCCAAGCTTGCCAAGTTGCGCAAGATGATCCGTGAAATGATCCAAAGAGAAAAGGCTCAAAAATCGAAAACTGTGGTTGCAACATCAAAGAAGAAGTGAATCTATTTGTTTGTGAGGTAGCTTAAAACCAAAAAAGAGTCCGGCCAATGAAAATTACAGAATCAAAACTAAGAAGACTTATTAGAGAAGCAATTTCTGAATCATATCCAGAAAGGCCAGTAATGATTTGGCCTTCTTTAAAAGGCAATCTTATCGTTATAAGATATGATGAAACACTTGGATACTCTTCATCTGGACCAGTTCATTTAGATAAGGATGATACTTTGGAAATGACCGGTAGGGTGCGCCGAGCTATGAGACGTGATGTCTATATGTTTGAAGGTACACTAGATGGGACTGAAATGATTTGGGTTAAAGCCAAAAAACAACCGTTTGGAATGGTGCCACATAAATTTATTACGCCATCTGGACAGGAGCTTGGACCAGATTATTTTTCTTCACGTCCTGTTGTTGAATCAAAACAACTTGAAGAAGATCTTGGTCAACAAGCATTGCGTAGCGATCAATTAGCAAAAATTGCGAAGCACCTTCATGATTCTGGAATGATAAACAAAATCGTCGATGTTCAATCTTTTCTTAGAGATAAGGCAAAGATTAACGTTTCAAAGAATGATGCCTTAAAGATTAAGGCTCTTGC